TGCCATCACTCGTCCTCCAGCGTCAGCACATAGCTGACATCCTCGTCTATCTCCAACAGCGGCTTGCGACAAGCGCTGCACACTATCGTCTGCGTCTCTTCGTAGACCCTGCCGCGCGTTTGCATACCGCACCAGTCACAGTCGACGTAATTGCGGAAGAAGCGCACATAGTCACGCTCCTGCGCCTCAAGGTCTACGACATCAGCCATCTGTTGCTATCTCCGCTCCGCATGCGCCGTAGCCGCATATGTCGACCCAGCTATCTTCATGCGAAGGCGTCTCCATCAGCCGAGCCACCTTCAGGCACGTCATTGCAAGCACAACCTGCTCCGGCGTAACCCGCTGATCGAACACAACCGACCACAGCGCCGCGATCCGCTCGTGGTTCTCCCGCACGCTTCCATAATTCTCGCCACGAGCCTCCACGGCGTGTATGGCTGCGTCCAGCGCGTCTAACTTGTCCATCCTCACTTCTCCCTATCACAAGGCCGCAGCACCTGCACTGCGAGCCGCCTGCGTGTTTAACCAACGTATCCGACTGGCACTTCGGGCAGCAGCCCTGTGCCAGCCACTTCGCAAATAGTCCGTCGCCCTTATCTAACATACCGCCTCACCACCTTTGTACTGCTTTCGGGCGCAGGCTCTTCCCACTTCGCCCGACACTCCGCCAACGGCTCGCTGACGCCATCGTGCGCTGCGGGATACACCTCGACACGCACGCCATCTTTCACACGCATGATGTGAACCGTGAGCGTATGCACATCGACCCACGCATGACCGCCGAGCAACTGGTACTCTTGGTCTGTGTAAATTATGTTCAAATCCTTTACCGTCATCTAAAAGGGTATCTCATCATCTAGCGACGCCACAACCTGCGCTGGCGTCTTCGGTTTGATGCTTTCGATTGTAGCACCCTCGAACAGCGACTTCACCTTTTTCGTCACCTCACCCGCCTTGCCGTCTTCAAACGCCTCGACGATTGCCGCAACCTCGCTCATCGCATAGACCCGGTCGACCCTGCCGCTGTCCCTAATCTTCGCAATATCCGCCTTGTCCCGGCACACCGCAATGACAGCACCCGACGGCGTCGTCTCTTCCCACACCTCACCGCTGACGGGTTCGGCCCCCAACTCTACCGCCCGACGCTCCAGAGCCTCAACGCCGCGTATCGTGCTGGCGACCGCATCCTCAACCTCGACGCCGCTGCCTTTTTCAATCGCGCGGTTAAGCACATCCATCTGCGCCCAGAACCGATCCCGCAATTCCGCCTCAACCAGCAACGGCAGTCGGTCGATGCCCCAATGCACCTCGCGCGCCCTCACCGCCGCATCATACGTCGCAAGCGCAGCCTGACACTTATCAGCGTCTCGCTCGCTCGGATAGAACCGCCACTCCCGTGACGTCTTGCTCTTAGGTACTCTCTTTCTTGTCGCCATCTTTATCTCCCTTCTCGTCCGGTCACGGTCACGGTCCCGGTCCCCACCCCTAAGGGTGTGGGGACGGACGGACCAGTCCCCAGACCGTGTGACCGGTCCCCGGACCTTGTGACCAGTTAAGTTAACTCTTTGTTAATCCACACAATCTTCTTGTCACACACCACGGGACCTGCGTCGAGCAGCATTTGACGCGCTCTTTGCCTCTGTTGCTTGCTCAAATCGGGTTCTTTTTGCGTGTGAGCCTCGTGCCATTCGGTCACATGAATGCGCGTCACGCCCTTATCAATGAGCAGGTTTTGCAGCGCTTGGAATGCGTGATAAGCCTGCGGGTTGTCCCTCCACCCTGCCGCTTTCTGCCGCCGAGGCGCTGGCTCGTCTGTGCGCTCCAGCACGACGGACGTCTCGCTGATCGACGCAGGCACCGTCTGCATGATCAGATTGATCTCGTCCATCGGCTCCGCGTCCTTCATCTTCTCGGTACGCAGCACCACAATGTCATCGCTCTTGCCGACCATCAGTGACGTGTCAACCGCCCCCAGAAGCGCCGTGGAGCCGCGTGCGCCGCGACTGCTGTCCTTACCGGCGTGATGTACCGCGAGCAGCGCACCGCCCGTCAGCGCCTTTATTTCGTCACACGCGGCGACGAACAGCCCCATATCGGTGCTGCTGTTCTCCTCAGCACCCGCAATGGCGCGCGCCACTGTGTCGACGATCACGAGCGAGAACTTCTGCCCGATGCCCTCAATCGTAGCGACGAGGCGCGCGATATCTTCGGGTTCACGAAAATTCACAGCCGTTGGCAGCAGATACATATCCGGCTCATCCTTGACGCCGTGATACTTTTCCCACGCCTTCCATCGTTTTGCGAAGCCCCCAATACCTTCGCCCGCAATATAAAGTACCTGTCCGGGTTTAACCTCTTGTCCCTGCCACGGCAGGCCGTGCGCGACGCTGAGAGCCATATCAATGGCGAGGAATGACTTACCCGTGCCGGGCGCACCGTACATCATCGCAAAGCCTGTGTCGGTGAGCAGCCCATCCACGAGAAACTCGACCGGCGGCATCGCGAACACCGCGCCCCGGCGCATCGTCTGGTACGGCTCAACCGCGCCGTCCTCCACCGCTGGCACCTCATCGCCTGCCTCCGGCTGCGCCGTCACCACTGGCGCTTGCCGCACTATGTCCATCAGTTCGTCCAGCGTGCGCTCGCTCAGAAAGTCCGCCACGTCGCCCTTCTCTTGGAGCCCCGGCAAGTCGATGCGCTTGATGCGATCCGCGACGCCCCACAGGCTTGCGATCACCTTGTCGGCGTGGGTTCGACCCGCCTGATCATTGTCGGGCAGCACGATCACGCTGCGTCCCACCAAGTGCTTTGAGTGCGTGTCCAGCCACTTGCCGGACCCGCCGTGATTTGTGGTGGCGACCAGCCCGGCTTCGATCAGTACGTCGGCGCACTTCTCGCCCTCAACAATAAAGACGGGCTGATCTGCGTGCTGCATGATCGCTGGCAGGTTGTATGGCAGCGGCTCAATGTCCTTGACGCTGTAGAGGTAACCGCCCTTGCCGTCCGGCTGACGCAGCCTGAAGGACTTCGGATACAGGCGGCACGCCTGATACGCCTCGGCCCCGTCCGTGTCGAAGTAGCTGTATATGCGTTGTATATATTGCTTGGGTTCGAGCGCCTTCTGCGCCTGCTTCTGTATGCCGAAGTCACGCTCCAGCACGTCAGCGACTGAGCCGGATATGCCCAGATTGCCGTATTGCTTGACGATGTCGACTGCGCCGCCACCGGCGTCCGCCTCGAAGTCGTACCACGCGCCCTTGACCAGATCGAGTTCCTTGCTGCCGTTGGTTCCCCAACGCAGCGTCCTGCCCTTCTGCGATAGCTTCGCGTTCGGCTCACCCCAATAGTGGCGGGCAATCCTCTCAGCGTGTGCTGCCAAATTTGTCATGCTGTGTCTCCCAGCCGCCTCCCGTGTTAAACGTCCCGGCGGCGGGGGGAGACTTCCCACCGCCGGGACTACCGCATCAGAACAGGTTGCTGCCCGTTGGCTGGGCTGCCGGAGGTTGCGACACCGCCATAGGCGCTGGCTGTGCTGCTGCGGGTTCTTGTGGCGCGGCGTTGCCGTCAAACATCGCCGGGCGATCGATCCACTCGGTGATCGACCACTGCGGCACCTTGAAGCGCAACTCACCCTGCGGCGAGTTGATCTTAATGGTTTCTGCCGCGTGTACCGTGACTACCGGAACCTTGCCCGGATTTGCCGCAGCCTGCGCCTCATACTCGTTGTGAAGAGCATCCATCTGACGCAATACAGTTTTCGCAGAATGCGAAAATTCGCGAAGGCCAAGTTCACGCGACGCGATCCGCACTCGGAAGGCTTGCTTGTGATCCTCGGACGGCTTGGCGGGCATCTGTCCGTCAGTGGCTTTGACCATCTGAAAGTCAGGCGCACCTGATGCGAATGAGAGCCATCCAACTTCGATTTCTCCCAAATCCATTGCGAATTTCTGGGGAAGTGCCAGTTCCTTTTCATCTTTCACCCATACCCCGTCGGCTCCCTGCGTCCGGTCCTGTTGAATGAAGTCGCCTGCCTTTGCGTCCCACTTGACTATTGGCAAGATGTCACCGCTCGATGCGGTTGTCGTGTTAAATCCTAACGCCATAGCTTTTTTATCTCCTTAACGCTAACGTCAGTTGTCGTTTTGGCTGATTACTTGCAGCCGCTCGTGTGGGTAGTAGGCGCAGACATCCTGATCGTTCGGATCGTTTCTGTCTGACCTACCGCCCGGTCCTACCGAGAAGTCCGACGCGAAATCCAGTCGCGCCAGCCCGTCACGGTAGAGCAGAATGAGGTAACAGGGCAAGCCCGTTGCCTCGGTAAGCAGCCGAGCGTGGATCACCTTCGACAGGCTGATCATCACGGTCGGGTATTTCTTCATGTCGCACTTGCGCGCCTTCACCTCGGCGAACCCAATGGCCTCACCATCGCGCCGCAGCAGCCAGTCGAGCCGGTACTGAACCGGCAGCTTGTACACCTCGACGCCGATGTTCTCCAGCGCGTCGGCGACCAGCCGCTCGTTTTGCAGGTCGTGCTGGCTCTCGTACTTCTTGTACATCACACCAGCATCTCCCTGATCAGCATCATCGCGGTGCGTGTGTCCACCTCGACCGCATAGCCCCAGTCCAGCGCGCTTGTGTCGCGGCACCCCTTGTATTCAATCGTCATGCCCGCACGCACCACCGCCTCTGCTGGCATGCGCCACTTCCACTGCTGGTGGTTGTACTTGTAAACCAGCAACGGCAGCTTCTGGCACGCCCGTGCGGCGGCACATGCCTGATCCCACCACGCGGGCTGCGCCGCACACCCGGACTTGTATCGCTTCACCTCAATGCAAAACGGGAAGTCAGGATCGTCGCAGATCAGGTCGCCGTGTTCAGCCGCGCGGTACTGTTCGAGGTCGCGCTTGAACGCGATCCCCAGTTCGTCCAGCAGCAGCTTGGCGATCTCGCGCTCTGCGGCTGCGCCCTTCTGCCTACCGTTTACTGTCACGCTCAACCCGCCTCGCTTCGATTGCGTCGCTGATCAACTCATCCGCCAGCGCGGAAAGGCTACGCTGCGGCGATATTTCGAGTTCCTCGCGCAACATTTGTTTGGTCGAGGCGCGCAGCCTCAGTAATTGTTGTTCGATATCAGACACTTGACCCTCTCAAAAAAATCGTTATCAGAACGCTATAAAGTGCTTGTAGCACAATGATAGTTTTGCTACAACATAGACATCAGGTAGACACATCGACAGGGAGACACACGATGACCAACACAGAACAAAACCAGCGCTTCGCCAACAACTATCTTTTTTCTGACGTAAACCCTTTCGAGGTAGTGCGCGTCGTCAGCGACAAGACCATTGAGGTCCGCGAGATGGACGCCGAAATGGCATCAGATTGGAAGCCGGAGATGGTTAGCGGCGGCTTTGCTTTCCACTGCACCAACAACGCAGACCAGCGCAAGGCTTGGGTTATCACCTCGAACGAGGAGAACCCTGTTGTCCGCATCCGCAAGCAGAAGGACGGCAGCTGGAAGAACCCTAGCTTTGGCCGGTTCCGCTTGGCTGACCTGCCAATCAAGAAATACGACTTCAACTTCTAATCACCCGGCGGGGCTTCGGCCCCGCCCCAACCATCGAAGGGAGACACTCGATGCTTACACTCAACTCAGTCAATCACGGCACCACCAAGCGCGATAAGAACCGCTATTGCGGCCCCGCCGTGATCAGCGCCCTGACCGGCATCACCACCGCCGAAGCTGCGCGCCGCATCCGCGAA